CAACCAGGTAATTTCAAACGGGCTTGTTCCACAGTACGAGGATTATTAAAGGTAATATAACCTTGCAGGTGTAATGTGCCTGTTGTCGGAGCGACTTCTTCACAATAAGCGACGTACTTTGCAGTCAAATTTGAAACCAAATTTTGTAAATAAACTTTACTCTCATCGTTATAATTATTCCATGTAAAAACGAAATTTCGATTTCTTGTCATAATTTATCCGAGGCACAGGCACAGAAGGTCCAGGTAATAATATTCTGGACCTTCTGTGCTTCCTTAAATAGAAATGTGGCGCTGTGTTGATTACGTAAGCGGGTGGATAAATTAAGTCCATCTCCCATTTTGAGGCGTAGCCAAGAGAAGATGCACCTAAAGGAACTAACCCTATGCTCCGCCTAACCCTAATCCCTAACCCGCTAACCCTAACCCAGCCCTAACCCGCTAAGCTAACCCTAAACTAACCCTAACCCTAATCCTAAAGTGGTTAAACGGGAAGTATGAACGCCACAGGTAGTCTTATGCTTACATAAGCGAATATTTGTGACGTTTAGTATATAAAGACGCTATTCCCCGCATCTTTTCTTTAAATATGGATAATAATGCTTTCTTGGATATGTCTAATAACCCTTTCATTGATTGGTCTAATCATGGTGTTGAACAAAATCCTAATACTTGGGCTACTGATGATGTCGCTTGCACAAAAGTAATAGCCAAGTTAAGAAGAGAAATTCAAAAGGCTGAATTCAAATTAGCACATCCTCCTTTGATGTATAGTTCACAACAACGTCAAGCATTTAGAGACAGACTAATGCTTGATATTAATTATTGGACTAGTAGATTGAGTGAAGCTAGATATAATTAATAAAATAAATTTATTAAACTAAGGATCTTTAAACTTCAATTGATAACTGAAGGAAACAGCTCCAGCAGGGGTAAGGCCAGAAGCTCCATTCGTGGCATAAGGTAAAACAAGAAAAAATAAATTCTTACGTTTACCAAAAGTAGATCCATCGGCAACATACTGAAAGTTTTGGTTAATAGGGACAGTCAATGCAAAACTTCTTAAATCAGTTCCAGAGGTAAAATTGGAGTTAATATCGATAATTGAATCGGACAAAACAGTGATAGCTTTGCTATTAATAATACCATTAGTAGTAACAGCATCTGTTCCAGAATGAAACAAATTAGATCCACCCAAAATTCCATTAGTAAATGTAATATTGGCAACTTGAACAGTACTCCAAGCAACAATCATTCTATAACGAAAGGTACCGGATGCAGCAGGAGCATTTACAACTCCTTGAACTTTAAATGATTGCAAATAACAGGAATCCCCAATACGGGTTACATTCGTAGTGCCTTGAACAATATGTTGGGTCGGACATGTCGAATAATAAAAACCGTGGGTTAGAGTAACACCTGCATGTTGATAATTAAAACTTTTAGAATCGGTTAACTTTAAAAGTTTTTTAGCAAGTGAAACAGGTTTCTTTTTCTTATATGTTTTACGTCGCATTGTCTTTTTGAATTTAGCCATTTTTTTATTTGGTTAAAGTCTATAAGGTCTTTTCAGCCAAATTATAGCACTATCAACTTTGTTCAACGACGGATGAACCCCAACAACTTGATTTCCATATCGATTTGTATATAGAGAGGATATTCTGCGATAAGAAGACCTTACATCGGCATCCAAATCTAGACGTCCGTGTCCCAGTGGGCCGTGGGCTGGTTCGTTCCGGAAGAATGTATATACTCGGCTCAAGCGTCTAGCTTCACTGATTACGAAACCGCCTACTGAGGGTAAACTAGGTGAATTAGGACTAGTATAAGTCATTCCAGATCTCGACGATGGCGGAGTTAAATCCATTTTTATTGGTTAAAGTCGATTATTTGGTCCTGGGACAATTTCTCAATTTCATGAAATCGTCTCAAAAGGGGATCTACAGTTTGTGGATCAGACCAAATTTCTTCAATTCTATAATTGCTTGTCACAATTACTGTTGAAGGTCTGATATAGGCCATAGATCCTTTAATAGAAGCTTGCATAGGCCAACGATCAGCGAGTCGTTTGAGTAAACCGCCCCATTTAACCTGATACTTGTCAATATCCTCCAAATACACAACGCTTTCGCCCTGGTAACCGTCGAACCATTTAAGATCGTCCATAGATTTTTTATAACAATTTGGAAATGTGGTTTCAACAGAATAACTCTTCCCAGTTCCGGTAGTACCATAGATCCAGTAACATTTGACGTCGCAAGGTTGGGGTTTGACAGCATAATCCTTTTTGATATTCTTAAGAGTTGAATAACATCGGATGAAAATATCTGCGTCAATTTCATCTAATTTTCCTTCTTTAGCAAAGTCCCGAGCTCTCTGCCATCTCAGTTTTTCAGCTCTACCTTTGTTATCGTTTGAAATTGGTTTCTCGCCATACTCTGTTAGGATTCCTGCTTTACTACAATAGTCTTCATTCTGAGCAATTGATCCTAACATCGTCTCTACATGGCAACCAGGTAATTTCAAACGGGCTTGTTCCACAGTACGAGGATTATTAAAGGTAATATAACCTTGCAGGTGTAATGTGCCTGTTGTCGGAGCGACTTCTTCACAATAAGCGACGTACTTTG